TGTCGCCATCTGCTGATACATCCCGCCCATCAAAAGCTTGACCTGCTGCAAACGTAATTGCGCCCGTCATTGTACCGCCAGCTTTTGGTAAAGCATTATCAGCAGTGGTGCCTTGAGCGGCAGTAGCATAATCGCTGCTATCGAAGGCTTTAACCTGTGCTACATTTGTAACTTCACTAGCGTTAATAAAGTCATCTTTTGTCACTGCAATAAATACAGACACATTATTATTGCCGCTTAGACTGATAGCAGAATTTGAATTGCTACTCTCTGTAACGGTTCTAGTTAAGGTTGTGCCGCTTGCCGTATATATACCGGTGCCAATTTCAAATTCATCGCCGTCTTCAATAACATATCTTACGACGTCACCATCTGACACACCAGATCCGGCAAATGTCTGGTAGCCGTCTTTTGCTGCGCCCAGCGTAATCGTGCCGGTGCCAGTTGTACTGGTTCCCACCTTCGCTCTGTTTGTCAGTACAACCATGTCTATACCTTACGCTGGATCTGGCATGCGGATGTCAGATGCCGTCAATGAGAATGTGTTGCCAGATGTAACCACCTGAGATGCCGACAGCGAGCCAGTTGCCAGCAAGCGACTGTTGCCAGTATCTGATATGGCATAATGCGTAGCCGTGCCGGTGCCTGTCACAGGTGCGTCGCTGACAGCCGCCAGAGTAACCTTGCGCCCGTTTGGCGAAGCATCAGCGGGAGCCGATATGCTTATGCTGGTTTCGTTGCCAAGCGTGTATGTGCTTGTCGCTTCCGCATATGATGTTGGCTCCTGCGAACAAATATCAACGCGGTTGGCCTCCGTGTCCAAAACCGTTAGACCGTTGTCTAGTACCCTATCGTTCAAGGTTGCCATTAGTAACTCCTAATCTTCATTTTATGGCCTGTGCCGCCATATGTAGCTTTGTCGCTGTCTGAGTTTATACCATCTATGGCGCTTTGCAGCAATGCAGCCCAAACTTGTATGCGACTATCATCAGCAAGATATGGTGCGCTGTGAACCAACGCGCCGTATAGATACGCATCTGGGTAATACGTCAAAAGCCAGTTGCTCGTATTACTATCACTTAATGATGCTGGGCTGGCATAATACACCATCTCCAGCGTGCGATCAGCAGCGGGAGTCGGCAACAATTCAATCGAGCCGTCTGTCATTGCGTAATATCTGGGATCGCCCGTAACGTTATGGCTGTCCTGACGGCGATCAAGCATCTGCGCTTGGCTAAGTAATTCAAGGCGCATCGTTGTGCCGCTCGTAATGCTAAACCGTAGCGGCTCTAAAAAGTCAGCAGGCAAGCCGGTGTATTGCGTGCTTACAATCGCCGTGCTGCGCTTCTCCATACGCCAATGACGCACGGTGCGATTAAAGTTTGCCTCGGCCAGCGAAATAAACGTGGGGATTGTGCTGGTCAAATCATCGCGGTTCAGAAAGTCAGCGATGCTGGATTGCAGCTCTGCGTATGTTGTAATTGCCATCTAACAATCCCATGCTTTGCGCGACCAATAGTTGGCGCTTAGTTTGCTTGACTTACCTTTAATCCCGCCCGACCTCGCGCAGTATGATGCTTTGCGCTTGGGCTGGTCCTTCTTGATAGACATATTAGGATCGCCAAAGTTAATTTTCTTCACCGTGTCACCCTCAACGGCAAGCACCTCAAACTTCTTTGGCCCGCCACGTCTAGGTTTATTTACCGCAGTAAACCCGTGGCGCTTCTTGGCTGCTGCGATCTTTTCTGACTTGGTGCGGGGCATTACATACCACGCCCTTGAGACTTAATTTGATTTAGCGTCTGGATAAACTGTTGCCCTGACATTCTATCAACAGCGGTTTGACCAAGCTCAGAAACCATTATTCTAAACGCATCATCATCCGTCATCACGGTCGGCATGCCAGCTTGTGGGCTTGGCCCCTGCAATGCTGCGCGTGCTGCTTGCGGCATACCGCCTGCAGCTATTTCTGGTCTAACCATATTCTGCGCAGGAGCAGCTGGCATACCACCGCCAACAGGGATATTACCAAAAGTCATGCTTGGTGCGGCGGGCATGCCACCACCAACAGGCGTGCTGCCAAACGCCATGCTTGGCGCAGGGCGCGCTTGCGGTCTAACCTGCGCCTGACCAGCGCCACCACCGCGTGTCACTGTTGGTCGTGGGGCAGCGCTTGGCGCAATGCTTTCATCCGGCGCAAGCAAACCACGCATCTGACGCACGCGGCGCATACGATCCTTATCCTCTGACCCATATGGCGTTGCAAGAGCATTGGCCAGCATAGAAAATATACCGCCGCCCTCAAACTTATCGCCCATCTTGCCTTCGCCGTATCCACCGCCGTCGATCATATCAATAAAATCTAAAAATTTATCTGCCATGCTACTTCTTCTTTGCTGTCTTAGCTGATTTCCTAAATGCCTTCGCAGTAGGCGCGCCCTTGCTGCCTACCTTGCGCATCTTCTCGCCAGATCCGGCAGCAATGCGCTTACGTTTTGCGTGGATATTAGCGTATAAACCCTTTGCCATCTAAGCTCCTTCGCCCCACTGGACGCATTGATAATCTGTTGCGCGATATGCAGGAAACATCTGCCGCGCGTATTTCAGCCCGCTCGGTATGGATTGTATGCACTGGCTCTCGCTCTGCATCACAGGGCTGCCAAACGAAAAGCAGTTACCCTCGACGCTGCAAAGCAAAAGCAGCGCCGTCCACATCACTTCTTTTTCTTCGCGTATGACACCTTCTTACCAGACTTCTTGGCAGCGGCCTTGGCTTTCGCCATACCTTTAGGCGTATATGCGTAGTGCTTCGATCCAACTTTAGGCATCATAATCTCCACAAATTACGCGCAGCGTAACATATTGAGCAAGATTAGGCTATACCGCGCAAATTCCTGCGTATTGCGCCACGCCAAGACAGCATCGGGCCGGACAACGCAGTCGCCGCTTCTGACGCCATAGTCAAACAAACAGCATCAGCTAAATCCGGCGAACGCAAGCCACGCTTGCGCATGCTATCTTTGCTTTCGGCTTGCATCTTGCCGGACGAGGTAAAGCTATACCGTATGGCAGTTAGATCAGCCCGCAAGTCATCATCTTCCGGCAGCTTACACGAACGATCCTCCAGCCACGCCTTTGTCTTAAACCACAGCTCAGTACGCAAATTATTATACGTCTCGCCCATGCTGGGAGCCTCGGCAACATTTACGCCACGAACAGGCGCGCCTAGCTCACGCAATCTATCCACCACACCAGCGCCAACACCAATGCTATCCACAAGTATCTCATCAGGCTGCTGGCTGGGCGGCAACGCCTCATACTCAGCCATTACCCTGCCCACGGTCTGCATCAAATCCAAACCCTGCCACGACTTAACTTCCGTTATAACATTAGACTCACGCTTACAAAACGCCGTCCTGTCGCTACCAAATCTTGCCGGATCTATGGCCCACACAGTCTTCGCGTTTGGCGCAAGCTCAATATCACGCTTCATGGCGCTCTCCACTAAATGATACGGCACAATCGTATCATCGTCGGCAAGAGGAAAATCGCCCATGACCCTTATAAGAAACGCGTTAGATTGTTCGCCATATCTCACACGCATCTCGTCAACAAACTCCTCAGACACAAGCGGGCTATCTACGCATGACCATCGACGCGTCCACCAGCTAGATGCCATCTTCGTCTGGCTTTCGTAAAACGTTCCGCTGGATCTGGTCGGGTTGGACAAAAGTATCGTGGTCGCGTTGTGGCCCGACATTGATCCAGCAGCAGCCTCAAACACCTTCTCAGGCACACCGCTGGCTTCATCAACAACCAGCAAAACATGCTCTGAGTGAACGCCAGCCAGCGCCTCCGGCGTTTCTGCACGGCTGGTCCGAGCCGATATAAACGCCTCTGATGCAGCAGCAGCAAGCTCAACGCGATCCGACTTCACAGTAATCAACTGCGATATTTCCTTGGGTAGCTCATTTATCCAACGTTTAAGCTCGGCAAAAAGCGCGTCAAAAAGCTGGCCGCTGGTTGGCGCAGTCACAACAACCTTATTCGGAAACCGCAACAACAAAAACCAAAGCATGGCCCAAGACGCGGATGTGGACTTTCCCGTGCCATGACCAGACCTTACGCTAATCTTGCGCTCGCCAGCCGCAATGGCTTGCAAAAACTCTGCCTGATATGGCAGCGGCTCAGCGCCAAGCATCTCCCTAACAAAACGCACAGGATCTTGCGCGTACCGCGTCACAAAATCCTTCATCAGTTTTGCCTGTGCTTCACTCATTGTCTGGCTCCGGCGTAACGTCAATAATGCTTGACCTATTCTTACGCAGCGCATCCAAATGCATGTCGCCCAAGCTAATCGTCACCTGAGCCGAAGGCTTCGTGCCGTACCTGTCAGCGTTCGCAGAGCCTGCCATAAATCGGCGATGATGAACACGCTCACGCGCCAGACTAACATCAGTCGATGTCAGGTCAGGCTTGTGCGTAAGATCATCCAATATGGCCAAGCCTTCCTCAACAAAAGCATCTGCGCTGTCCTTCCTAGCGCGCTCCAAAGCCTCGCGGTAGTCCGGCACAGAATTAATGGCCGCGCTTAGGTAAGACCGGCTGCACTTATATTCTTCAGCAAGCTTGGCCAAAGTCACGCCTGATGCAACCTTGTCCGTTATGTAATCTATGCCACCGCGCTTGGCCACATCGCTTAGTATGCGCTTTTTTAACGCTTTGCCCGCCATTTGCTTTTCCCCAAATTTTACAAAATTTTACGTGGGGCGGCGTAAGAAGGCAAGGGGGGTGCAGGGGGGGAGGACAGACAAGACATTTAATGGACATGTCTGACTTGTCTAACGCGACATTCGCTGACGGACAGACATGGACACCCCCCTAATAGGGTGTCCTGATGTCCGACGTGTCCGACAAAAATATGAGCGGGGTAAGTGTGAGGGTATAATAATAACACTACTGGCGAAAAGCTTTGGCGGGGGGGTTTTTGCTCCTGCAAGCTGTAAAAGCTGGCCGTGTTGCGTCTGGTGCATGGCTAAAGGCATGGCGCATAATAATTATTATGTTAAGTGTGTTTAATATCAATGACTTACGATATGATCGCAGCGCATAGCTATGCATAGCACAACATGTTGTGCCTGAGTCGCGCTAGAATGTGCTTTTGACCAGTCGGTAAAAATTTGACCATTTGGTAAAAAATGCGTATTCGCGCGCGCGTTTGCGTGACGACGCTTCACTGTGTTGCGCGTCACTTTTTTTGCATTTGATTGCATTTTATGCTTGCTCTATATATATCCTTGTGATATCTCTTGGATATCAACACAAAACATGGAGATAAAGATAATGAAAACTTATTTTGCAAACGCCATCGCAGATGGCACAGTGTACATCGCTACAATTACAGATTTTGGAAATGGTACATGCTCTGAGTTTATCAGTAAAAGCGGTGAAATGGGATGTATCACGCTGGCAGAAGAAGACTTCCCCACGGCCAATTTAGGCAGCGCCTCTAAGCAAATTTATGCGCGCTCGATTTTAGCTTCTGCAATCTTTAAAGACGCGAAAACAAAAGAGATTCAATGGCTAGCATGACCCATCGCTTAGCAGCGCCAAACCGGCGCTGCCTTGCCATGTGTCAAGCATGAAACAAAAACAAAACACGGAGAATTTAAAATGTTTAAAATAGAATTGCAAAGACACGGCGCGCAAATGTGGCGCGCAGAATGCAAGGCAGAACGCGCAGCACTGCGCGGTGTTTATGCTTTGCTTAATGGTAAAACAGAATGCTTGTTGCCAGATAGTCAAGCATTGCGCGAAATATTGCCTTATCAATATCGCAAGGCGTTTGATCGTGCTGCGCTTTGGTGGACACAAGAATATAGCGACGTTATCCGCATGGATTTGCGCGATTATCGCGGGTTTCCTATGGGTTCATTGTTCGCGCAATTTAATCAAGACGCATGACCCATCGCTTAGCAGCGCTTAACGGCGCTGCCTTGCCATGTGTCAGTAAATTTACACTTGACCACATGATAGCTTTAAGATATCACTAAGATATAACAACACAAAACACGGAGAATGAGA